TTAAGGCCATCATCAGGCAAGGATACAAAGTATGACGCGTAGCGAGGTGTATGACGCTCTGAGAGCGTGGTTGCAGTCCCACGGTTTTGATGTCGGCTATCGCGTCCAGAAACGCTTCTGGAACGAGCTGGAAGGAACTGAAGGGGAAAGATACCTCGTCATCCAGCAGGGCGGTGGCGGCAAGCCTGATGAGGCCATAACACGAGATTATTTCAGATTCCTTGTTCTTTCCGGTCAGAACGACAGCGACATTAACGAAGTTGAAGACCACGCTGATGCAATACGTCAGGCGATGATCGACGACTACCAGACTGAGTGCATCATCTCGATGCAGCCAATCGGCGGTATCCCCGCCATCCAGACCGAAGAAGGTCGCTACCTCTTCGATATTTCATTTCAAACCATCATTTCCCGATAACACGGAGATAAAGACATGGCATGTGAAGCAGGTGCTTTCACAGGGCGTGATGTCGTCGTTTACTACGCGATTGGCTGCCCAGAATCACAACCCGCCAACGGTGACTATAAGCGCCTTGGCATGATGCGCGGGAAGACTGTTTCCGCTGAATGGGATACTGCAGACGCTACCGCTGATATGAGCGCAGCGTATACGCAGGAAAATCTCGTAACCTACAAAAACATCTCGTTCTCTGGAGATGGCGTAACCCGAAAAGAAGATGTCTATGCGCAGAACGCGCTGAAGCGTCACGTATACAACCCGCCAGCAGAAACCAGCAATCAGCCATATGTCTGGCTGAAAATCATCTCTCCAAACGACATTACCGAAGGTCCGTTTATGGTGACTTCGTGGGAAGATGAAGCCCCTCATGATGACGTGGCCACATGGTCTATTGAGGCGTCAAGCGCGGGCCAGGTGGATGTACGTGATGTCGGCGCCGTAATCACCATTACTACCCAGCCGCAGAATCGCACACTCACTGTGGGTGATGCGCTCAATCTTTCGGTGGCGGCAAATGTCTCTGACAGCTCCACTCTGACCTATCAGTGGAAGAAGGGCGGAACTGACATCTCAGGTGCGACGAACGCTACTTACACGAAGGCCAGCGTCGTTACGGGTGATGCGGGTTCTTACTCCTGTCAGGTTACATCCTCAACCGCCGGCTCGGTAACCTCCAGCCCAGCTACTGTAACCGTGAACGCAGCCTAAATCCATGGGAGGCTTGGCCTCCCTCTTATTGAGAGTTTCCATGAAAGCAATCACCGATATCGGCCAGGCTGTCATTCGCGCCAGCGGCAAAGAGATATTCCTCAACCCTTCATTCCTGGCTATGTCCCGAATCGGCACGCCTGAGCAAATCGTTGATGCTTTCGTGAAAGTTCATGCAGGCCATTACCCAAAGCACAGAATTGCAGCCCCCAAGATTCTGAAAGCGGCTAATGCACGCTGCTTTGCGGATATGGCAGCGGCCGCAGCTAGTGTAGTCAAACACTGCTCTGAAGGCGACATTACTGAAATCATCGGCTCTTACTCAGTGACTACGGCGGGACGCCTCCTGTTTAAGCCTGGCTCGTTGCCAGTTGAAGACGTCATCCAGCTGGCGCGTCACCTGATTTTGCATGGCGTAATGGGTGATCAGCCGCCCGAAGAGTTCGAGAGCAAGAAAGGCGAGTACAGCGATAAATTCGATGCCCGTACATTCGTTTATACCGCAGTTGCCCACCTCGGGATGAGTGAGGCAGACGCCTGGAACATGACGATGACCAGCTTCCGGGCTGCCATGAATGCCAAGTTCCCGCAGAAGGATAAAGGGAAGGTGCCAACCCAGGAGAAATACGACGAGGTTATGGACTGGGCAGAGCAGATGCTGGCGATGGATGCGCAGAGGCATGGGCCGCATTAACAACCTACGAAATGAAACGATAAGCCCTGCGTCCGTGGGGCTTTTTTTTCATCCGCAATAAACCCACCGCGCTTCACACGCGCACGTTATAATCCCAGAGCCTACAGAAAGCGAGCCTGAGAGTTAGTTGTACTCTGGGCTGCTATCTCTGTGTGACAGGCTCACTTTCTATAGGTAAACCTCATGCACTATCCAACCGTATCTGTAAACGGAGTTTCCGTTCGCGTTGATGACGAAGGGCGCTACAACCTCAATGATCTTCACGCTGCCGCAGTGGCAAACGGAGAGGCAACAGAACAGCAGCGCCCAAGTCAGTTTTTGCGTAGTGCTCAAGTTAAGCGCTTCATAAAAGCACTAAAAGCCAAAGTGCAAAAAAGCACTCTGGAACAAATTCAACCACTTAATGTTATTAAAGGTGGGGATGAACCAGGCGTTTGGGGTGTTGAACTGTTGGCGATCCGTTATGCCGCATGGATTAAGCCGGAATTTGAGATTGAAGTATATGAGGTGTTCCGAACGGTGGTTCGCCTCGGCATCAGTGCCATGTCCCGCCTGAACAAAATTGACCACATCATCAATACTGAAACCAAGCAGATCAGCCAATGCGCCAGCCAGATGGCCAGATGGGGTTCCGGCGGCCGCAAGCAACTACTGAACGCAGCACGGGATCGTGTTGCTGATGAAGTTCAAATGTATTTGCCTGGCATTATGTAGGCAGCGATAACCCGCTTAACTGCGGGTTTTCCCGTTGCCATGGATAGATGAACAGTTTTTGAAGTCATGCCCGCGTGATAAATTTAAGGAAATACCATTTCGTGGTGAATCAGCGTGGAAGACGAAAAACAGCACCAAATGCAACTTCAACTGACCCTTCAGCGGCGGCTGGAGAAAGTTACTCCTGAGCTATTTTCTGAATATCTCTTCGAACGCGGCGTCAAAACAGTCATATGCCCAATTTGTGGGAGTGATGATATTTCTATACCTAACGCCAGTTCAATCACTGTGGGGCCTGATGGGTGCGAAAGCAGCATTTATGCCATCCCTGTCAAACTTGATACAGAAGGACCATCATACTCTTTAGTAAAATATGAATATCGTTTGATATGTAAGAACTGTGCGTATTCTATGCACTTTGCAACGTGGCCAGTATTGAAGTGGGTTGAACAGAAGTTGTCAGAAGCAGGGGAAGACCAATGAATATTAGAATGGAAGATAACATTCACGTAGTCGATTTCCCGAAACACGGTGGCGGAGGTAGCGGAGGAGATGACATGCTAGAGAAGCGTGTAAAGAAACTAGAGGATGATCTGGCTGGCATTCGGACTGATATAGCAGTCATAAAATCAAATTATGCAAACAAAGAAGATGTCGCCTCTTTAAGAGCTGAGTTACACCAATCTATTTCCTCTCAGACAAAATGGTTAGCTGCGACCATGATTGGTATAGCCGGCCTTGCCATGGCAGTTGCCAAGCTCATTTTCTAACCCAGCGCTCGCTGAGTTTTCCCTGGCCACGATCCCTGCTAGGATTCCCTCATCTTTTACCAAAGGGGATAGGGATATGAAGAAGTATCTTTGCGCAGCTTTGCTTGGCCTTTCAGCGTTAACAATTACAGCCTGTGCTCCCACAGTGCAAAAAATAGACTACAACCAAAAATCAATGTTGCTCTCGCTTGGGATGAGCAAAAACGACGTAATGCAGGTCATGGGCGCACCTCGCAGAACGGATGTCAATGAAGAGCGTGAGCGTTGGATTTACTGGAACAAAGCGCTTTATGGCTACACCATTGTTGACAATGAGCAGTTAGCTACAGATAGACTGACAGTCACCTTTGTGAACGGAAAGGTTACGAAGTGGGGCCAGCAGACATTAACTGATGACATTCTTGAGTCGTCTCAAAAAACGGCACAGGCATACGCTGAAGCTGCTCAGGGAGCGAAAAAATGAATAAATTTGCAAAAGATAAGAAGAAGCTTCTTGTAGCCATGGTGTCATGTGCTTTGTTAAGTGGTTGTGTATCTTACCAGCGCTCGGCAGCTATAAATTCCATTCCTGGAGTTGAGTTCCAGCAGAAAAATGGTAACGAAATCATAAAATCTTATGAAGTGAAGAAGGAGATCGTTAACTCCTCTAAGGATGCTTTAAAGTCCTGCATCCTTAGTAATGTAACCAATAATCAAGTTCAGCTTACTGATGGTTCTAAAAGCTTCACAGGGGCTTACACAGGGAATTATTACAACGTGCAGACCTCATCTAGTGTTCAGGGAGGTTCTGTTATTCAGGCTGAAACCGAGAAAGGAATTATCTTCGCTGGTACTGGTGAGTATGTAACCCCTACTATGGGTGTAAAAAGAACAGTCCGGTTTACCAGTGAAGTTGTACCAGAGGGCAAACAAGCCCAGTTCATATTTTCTAATATACAGCAGGTCCAAAACGACAGTGGTGCCATATCAAACAATGGTTTTTTTGATGTTGGATCATGGGATGCTGCAAGCCCCGAAGCTGTCATAGCCGTTTTAAATGAGAAGGCGAATGCAATCTCATCCTGTCTTGCGAAAAAATAGATTTAAACGTTTCCATAAAAACCTCGCTCCGGCGGGGTTTTTTATTGCCCGGAGAAAATTAAATGGCCGAGAACGTAGGTGATATCGAATATGTAATCAAGGCTGATACGGCTCAGCTACTGCGGGCTGATAAGCAGGTCCGCGATATAACAGACGGCATGGAAGGCGGGTTCAACCGCGCCGACAAGGCAGCTTCATCGCTAACTTCATCCTTCGGCAGCCTAAGCCGGGTTGCCACGTCTCTTATGGCAATTTTGTCTGTGCAGCAGGTGGCTCAATACGCTGACGCATGGACGACTCTCAACAACAAACTGGCAAACGCCCTTCGGCCTAGCGAGCAACTGGTTGACGTTACTGAGCGAGTATTCAACATCACACAGCAAACTCGCGGCAGCCTCGACGCTACAGCTTCTTTGTATGCACGACTGGAGCGAGCAACCAGGGAATATGTAACCAGTGCTGATGATCTGGCTAAGCTGACTACCATCATCAACCAAGGGTTTGTTGTCTCCGGTGCGACCGCTCAGGAAGCAGAAAACGCTATTATCCAGTTGTCTCAAGGGCTGGCTTCTGGTGCACTGCGCGGGGAAGAATTCAACTCTGTGAATGAGCAGGGGAACCGCCTGATTGTGGCGCTTGCTGACTCTATGGGGGTTGGCATTGGACAGATGCGTCAGATGGCTGCGGCCGGAAAGTTGACTACTGATGTTGTGGTGAACGGGTTACTTTCACAGGGGGTGACGATCGGCAATGAGTTCGCCAATACAACCACAACTATCAGTCAGGCTTTGCAGGTTGCCGGAAACAATATCACCAAGTTCTTTGGTGAAAACTCTACGGTTAAAACCGGTACAGCGATTTTCAACGACGCCGTAATCAGCGTCAGTGAGAACATCGGTGCTTTAAGCGCCATTCTGACTGGTGTCGCAGCGGTAATGGGAAGTCGTTACGTTGGCGCTCTGACTATGGCGACCGCTGCTAAAGTTAAGTCTGCTGTGGCTTCAAGGAATCAGTCAGCCGCTGAAATGCAGGCTGCTCAGGCGGCGGCAAACAAAGCTACAGCAGATCTCCGCGCAGCCGCCGTCGCAAAAGAACGTGCGCTGGATGAAATCCGCCTTGCGGAGATGATGAAGCAGACAGCGGTTAGTGCGACGAATGCCGCCGCTGCCGAGCAACGCTTGTCTGTCGCCAGGGTAGCGGCTACTGCTGCTGTTGCAAATTACAATCGAGCATTAGTAGCAAGTAACGCAGCTCAAGCGGCAGCATCATCCGGGGCTGGTCTGGCAAGCAGGGCTTTCAGATTGATAGGTGGGGCTGGTGGCGCCGCCATGCTCGCAGCCAGCGCGGTTATATATTTCTCTCAGCGAGCTAAAGAGGCCAGAGACGATGCCAATAACCTGGCAGATAGCGTCAATGAACTGAGCGCCAAGTTCCAAACTATGTCGCATACCGAGTTGGCGGCGACAATCGGCAAGCTAGGCGAAAAACTCCCTGAATTAAGTGATGCCGTTGCTGACGCACAGAAAGAATTTAACGATGCTACTGCTGCTGTTCAGAGGCAAGAAAGGGAGATCGCTAACTGGGGAACGAACACTACTCGGGGCCGCCAAGCTGCTGAAGCGTTAGGTGGCGCTCAGGATAAATTAGCAATTGCAGCCCTAGACCTAGAGCGTGCTCAGAATCGCCTTAGCCAGACCCAAAGCGCCATTAACATTGGGCGCGCCACGCTTAATGGCACTATGAGGCAAGGGATTGATCTGCTTCGCCGGGATGGGGAGGAAGCGGGTGTCGCCGCTGGCATGATGGGCAGGCTTGGCGACATGATTAATTTCGCTGCAAAAGCGAAGGAAAAATTCAACTCCAGCAGTTTGATGGTAGAGCGCCCGAAAGATGTTCAGGACTACCTTGATAAACTGCAAGACCAGGTGACGCTTCAGAGCGAACTCAACGATCGCAAGCGTGCGCAGTTGAGGGCCGAGCAGGACATCAGGAAGCTTGGTGGAAGCGAAGCAGATGTACGGCTTGCACGGGAAAGGGCTGCTGCCGAATACGACGCCCAGCAAGCTCAGCAGAAAGGCAAAAAGGAAACTAAAGACGCCACGTCTGAAGCGTCAAAAGCTGCCACAGCAATGCAGTCAAATGCGCAGAAAATTGCAGACTACAAACAAAGAGCAGGTCTTGCTGCAACCACCACGCAAGAGCTATCTCGTGAACAAGCCATCTTAAGGGCTGAGCAGTCTTTAAATAGTAGCGCTACGAAAGAGCAGGTCGCTGAGATAAGGAAATATGCTGCGGCTGAATGGGATGCGGCGAATGCCTTAAAAAAACGTCAGCAGTCAGAGCAAGCAAAGAAATTTACCGACCAAGTAAATGCAGAATATAAAGTTACACCAAATGCTGTGACAGGAGCGGTTTTAGACCCGACCGCGCAGATTAATGCTGAGGAAACGGAAAAACTCGCTGCATTGAATCGTTATCAGCAGATGGGGGTATTAAGCGTCCAGCAATATGAGGATGCAAAAACCGCAATCCAATTGACGGCTTCCAATGCACGTAAAAAAATTGCGGTGGATGAAGCAAACGCACAAGTCGCAGCTATGGGATCTTTGCTGGGGTCGGTCTCTCAGGGATTCGAAAGCCTTGCGTCCATTATTGCAAACTCATCAGGTAAAAGCGCTGGAGCTTATACTGCGATGTTCGCTGCAGCGAAAGCATTTGCTGTGGCTCAGTCGACCTTAAGCCTTAACACAGCAATCATGCAGGCAATGGCCGATCCAACAGCACTGACACCTGCACAGAAATTGGCAAACTATGCCGCGATTGCTTCTGCTGGAGCGTCACTGCTTTCCAATATTGCCAGTATCAGCATGAGTGGTGGTCGTCGCTACGGTGGTGGGGTATCTGCCGGCAATGCCTACCGCATCAACGAAGATGGACGCTCTGAAATCTTTCAGACTGCAGGTGGACAGCAGGCATTCATCCCGAACCAGTCAGGGAAGATTATTCCTGCCGATAAGGCCGGAGGTGGCGGTGGGGTGGTTGTGCAGCAAACCAATCATTATCATTTTGAAGGAAGCCCAAACAGCCCTGAGACCGTTAAGCAATTTGAAAAGATGGCTTACAACGCAGCACTGCGAGCAATAAGCAATGAACAAAGGCCAAATGGACTGTTACGGAGGAAGTGATGCCAGAAACATTCACATGGACACCACAGCGCGCTTACCAGGTTGAACGTACCCCAAACGTAGCCGTTGTTAAGCTCGGTGACGGCTACGAGCAGCGACAGGTGAAGGGTATCAATCCGCTAATGGATAAATACTCCCTGACCTTCAGGGGGGTAGGCGGTGTCTGCCGGAGTAATTCTGCCAAGGATGCTGAGGCGTTCCTGAAAGCCAGAGGCGCAGTTGAATCATTCTACTGGACGCCATCAGATACCGGAGCCAGAAAGCTGTTTGTCTGCCGCTCATGGAGTTTAACGAAGACGGGGCCGCTGTATGAACTGACGGCCACGTTTGAACAAGTACCACGATAAGGGGAAAGACTATGACTTTGGAACAACGCGTTGAAGCGCTGGAAATGGCTATTGCAAATATGACTGTTAAGCAGAAAACTACCGATGAAATGAGCGAAGCTATGCGGAAAATTGCATCCGATACAATTGCGAGCGCTTGCCGCCCTGGTGGAGTTTTAAATGCGGCCCATGAAAGAGCCGCAAGCAAGTTGCAGAAGAAAGGGGTTCTTACTCAATACGATACTAATAAGAACCCTAGAGTTATTACAGGGCCGCTTTGATAAATTTTGCCATTCTGGCTATCTCAACATCTACCGTTGTGCCTAAACCATTATTATACATATATGCATGGTCTAATTTTTTCAGCAAATCCTCTTGCTTCTTAGGGTCATCACCTGCAATTGATTTGCCGAGTGCACCTAATACTGCAAGAAGGGCATATGATACCTCCTCATGGTTTACAGGTACGTCGGTGTCAACAGTTTCAAAATTATATTTGCTCATTTATATCCTTGAATCAGAGGTAATCAGCCATCCCTCCTTCTTAGGGTGCACCAGCGTCCCACCGCTGACGGGCTGAGCTTACACATTAACCAGGGTTATCAGTTAGCAACATCCTGATATTCAAACAGTAGCCACCTCCGGGTGGCTTTTTTATAGGAGTTTGCCGTGCGCGACATACCAGCCAATATGATTATTGATAGCGTCGATGCAGGTGTGGGCGCGTTTATTGACCTCTTTGAAGCTGACCTGCAGCCATATGGAGGGGATCTCATCCGCTTTCATTCTGGCACCAATGGCTATTACGGGAACGTTATCTGGAAAGGTAACCAGTATCAGGCGTACCCGATAGCAGTGGAAGGATTCGAGTCAAAGAACGAAGGAACATATGCCCGCCCGTCAATGGCGGTGGCGAACGTTACCGGCTTATTGACGGGTATCAACCATGACTTTGATGACATGCTTGGCGTGGTTATCACCAGGCGTCAGGTGCCGGTTAAGTACCTGGATGCGGTGAATTTCCCGAACGGTAACCCTGATGCCGATCCAACTCAGGAGGCTGTTTCCCGCTACGTCGTTGAAGAGATGACGGAAGAGACGTTCGAGCAGGGGACCTACACGCTGGCGACACCGATTGATTGCGATAACGCTATCATTCCGGCACGTACAATCCTCGCCGATGTGTGCCAGTGGCAGTATCGCGGCGTCGGGTGCGGATATGACGGGCCGCCGGTTGCAGATGAGCGCGACAATCCAACCACTGACCCGGCGAAAGATAAGTGCTCTCACCGCCGTAGCGGCTGCCGCTTCCGTTATCCACGACCGGAACCAATGCCAATCAGCAGCTTCCCCGGCTCTCAGAAGGTTTCATGATGCAGGAATTACTCGATTATGCGGCATCGTCGCAGGATGAGGTGTGCGGCTTAATCCTGGATGGCGGGCAGTTGTTCCGCTGTCGGAATGTTCACCCGGAGCCTGGAAAGCACTTCCGAATCAGTGATGATGAGTGGC